ATCAGGAATGCAGCACCTTTCTGGACGGAGGCGATAGTGTTGATGCCCAAGGCAGTCATCGCTTCAATCTGGTTCAGGAACTCATAAAGGTTACGACCCATTACCAGTTCACCATCATATGAATACAGGAATGGGGCCAGTCGGGCTGATGCGTCAACGTCCAGTTTCGGCAGGTATTGTCCGAAGAACTTGAGCATGTGGTATTCGCTCTGGAAGACTTCCAGGTGAGGTTGTGCCATTATAGGATACTCCTTCGTTGTGAATCAAAAGCCTATCTTACAATGGTACACTATTTTGCTTAAAATGTACAGTTATACCGCAGTCAATAAAAAAGGCCACCCGAAGGTGACCTTTTCCAATTAAGCGGTGAACTTACCTGTTGACTTAACAACCAGTTCAGGACGGTTGTTTACAGTCAGGAAGGAAGTCTCGGATTCGATCTTCGCTTCACGCAGGTAGTCGGACTCTTTGAAGAACACGTACAGTTCCTGAGCCACCTTGTTAGCGTCACGCAGGGTGTCGCTCGGCGCGTAGTAGATCTCGAACATACGGGAGATACCACGTGGGAAGATGTACGCTTCACCTGCCGGGATGTTACCGGAGATATCTTCGATGAACAGGATGTTCTTGTGTTCGAAGATACGGTTGTTAGCGTTACCGCCCAGACGACGACGCAGCATTTCCTGAGTGGATGGGTACTGAGAGTACGCACCAGTCACCTGCGGGTGAGCGATCAGAGCGGAGAACCACTGACGGGATGCCAGAACGACGATCTCGTAGTTGTCACCGTTGTCACCAGCCCAGTCGATGATGTGAGCACGTGCTTCAGCTTCCAGCACCTCGATCGGGTCAACACCCAACTTGGTGAAGTCAACATCTGCGGTAGTCTGGGTTGCGCCCCAAACTTCGTAGTAGTTGTAATCGCTAACCGGGTCATCAGGAGACCAAGAGGTGCCCTTCAGAGCCGCATACATCGCTTTGGACTTCAGGATCGCGTGGCTACGACGGATACGAGCCATGTGACGCTGAACTTCAGCCTCAACAGTCGCAGGAGCGTCCGGAGTACCAAACTCACGGAAGTTCTGGATGTCAGCGCGGTCAATAGAACGGTCCAGAGGGAAGAACGGGATGTTCAGGTTAACAATTTTCTTACGGTTGTTAGCCAGGTGCTGACGCACACCACCACGCTGAACAGCTTTGATCTCGCCAGCACCGTCGTCTTCACGTTCGATACGGGCAACAGTGGTACGACCGAAATGCTCGGTGAACAGGTTCATGCTCTGGAGCAAAGTGTCCACACGTGGCATGGTGGAGATCAGGCCAGAGTAATCAAGAATCTGGAAATTACCGTTTTGCATTTAAATATCTCCTGTGGGATTACAGTACGGAACCGATGAACTGGGTGCCGACAATCTTATCAGTTACCTGGTTACCTTGGGCTTCCAGAACCTTGATACCTGCGGCGTCGATCGCGGTGCCGTCAGCGTATTTGACTTTCAGTGCGTTCAGGGTCAGACCACGAACAGCCAGAACCATCGGAACCTTCTCGCCCGGCTCAAACACGCCAGTGAAGTATTCGTAGCCCGGCAGGACCTTACGGTCAACCAGAACGCCATAAATGTCGGCAGAGTTAGCAGGAGCGGCTACCGGAGTACCGTCTTCACCAACCAGCATCCCTGCGAACAGGGTGGTTTTAGAGTCTGCATCGGCATCAGATGCGATGTAGGTCATGTCAACTTCTTTGAAGTTCCAACCAGTGTCACCGAAGGCAACAACACGGCCCAGAACGATGTCAGAGTAGTTACCTTCGAGAGTAGCAACGTGTGCTTTAGCCATTTTTTGGGGTCTCCAGATTAGGCGTTAACAAATTCAGTGGTTTGTTTGGCTTTAGCCAGTTCCACTTTCTCGGCGATGATACGGTCCAGGCGAGCCTGCGCATCTTCGGAACCCTTGGCTACTTCAGTCAGAGTGCCATCAGCACCGACTTCTTTGCCATTAGCGAAGGATTTCTTGACTTCTTCGATCTCCAGATCTTTAGCAGTCAGAGCTTCGTCTTTTGCTTTCAGATCCGCAGCGGCTTTCTCCAGTACAGCTACCAGAGTTGCCTGAGCAGGGTTTTCGATCACGTCAGCAATAGCTTCACGCTGATCGGCGGCTACGAAGGTAAAGCCAGCAGCTTTCTCGACAGCTACAGCGCGTTTAGCGGCTTTCTGAGCTTTGATGATTTCCTGTGCATCGGCTACCTGAGCCTGCATGGCTTTCATCATTTCAGTCTGCTCTGCCAACGCTTTCTGCATTTCGATAAAAGCAGCAGATTTGGTTACATCAACTTCTTTCTCCACGGGAATCTCCTCGTCGGGTTTGATAGTCGCTCCAGCGGAGCTTTCAGTTGGCGCTACAGCAGTCTTGGACTTTTGTGTTTCCACAGCAGGCTTGACTTCTGGAGCGGGTTCGTTTACAGTTTTCACATCACCGAAGTCGAGGTCCATTTTCAGGCAACCATCTTCGAAGTCCTTGCGGGCCTTGATGAGTTCAAACTGTTCAAGCAGTGACAGTTCGTCGCCAGCCTGCGCTTTCTTGATGATGGATACAGAGGAGAGCTTTTCTTCCAGATATTTCTGGTGGCGCTCGTTCCAATCTGCTTCCCAAGAATCATCTTCCGGCGGGTTATCTTCGACGGACTGTTCGAACTCGGTCTTCATGCCCAGCACTTTGGTGAGCAACTCCGCATCCCCACTCCACAGGTGGAAGAAGCGACGCAGATACTCTTCCATAGAGATGGACAGAGTGACCTGTTCGAGAGATTTGATGAGTTCGACCGTGAGCTTGTCAGGGTCAACTTCAGATTTGGTCAGAAGGCTGACGTGGCGGTTATTCGCGCTGTAGCCCTGATCTCGGTGAGTGAGAGCGATGCCGCGAGATTTAATCTGGCGACCCTTCTCGATCCACGTCTTGATCATTTGGCATCCTCTTCTTCAATGGCAATACTGAAATCAAGATTGGAAAGTTCGTTGGTTTCCTCATTCAGCATCCCGCCGCATTGCACAGAGAGACCGCCGACAATTCCTGCCTTCTTCAACGCCCATGTCTCAGGGGTGTACTGAACTTTCGCTACCCAAGACCCGGCCTTGATTATTTCGCCAGTCTCAGCTACAGTTACGTCGAACTCCGGTTGAATCCAGTGGTCAACGATTTTCCAAGAGTCGGTATCAAAAAGGTGGTACAGGTTCTCCGTGACAGCACCGAGTTCCTGAGCCTTTTTGAAATCTTGTTGAGCCTTTACCAAGGTCTCTTTAGACATCCATTGTCCGTGAAGGTCCGGCGTGTCAGGTTCGTAAATGATCTCGTAAGAAATCATCTCCTCTTCATCAGCGGATTTCTGGACAAGGACGGAGCCAACGGCCCCGTTGATAGCAGCAGCTTTATTAAAGCCCTGTGCCAGCAGGTCGTTGGCCTTTTTCACAAACCGACTCTTTTGGATGCGAGTCAGATTAGTTTGTGAAGGAAGGTCGGAAAGGGTAATGTTTTCCATCATTGCTCCCGTGATAATTATTTTAGCACTGAACTGACTGTTTTGCAACAGGTTGTTTTCACGACCGGATTAATTATCCAAATTAGCCGCTGAATTATCTCTTGTGGAAGAGATTTTGCCAGTACCGTTACCAGAAGACCCTTTCGTCATACCGTCCCCGGCTCGACTGGTATCTTCACCCAACAGCTTCATGAGTTCCTCTTGAGAAATGTCTTCCTCAATCTTCTCATCAATGCCCAGAACTTCCAGAACACGGTTGATAACCTTCGGAGTTTTCGGCAGGTAGCCAACGGCACCAATACGCTGAATAGCCTTAGAGAAACCTTCCATATCCACGTCCACGATTTCCCCGGCCTTGACGTATGGCATCTCTGTCTCTGGGAGACGGATGTCATTCAGGGCCAGCAACTGTGGCAGCAGGTTTTCGTTCAGAGCTTCCAGAATGATCTCGTTTACACGTTGAACAAACTGGGTGTGGATGGTTTGCTTGGACTCAGACAGGTTGTAAGAACCGCCCTTGTCGTTACCCACGTTGATGAAGCCAGCACCAAGGCGATCAAGGATTGACTTCTTACGGTCACTGATCAACTGTGCTGTGCTGTACTGCTTGCCCATCCCGTCGATGCCCTTCAGGGTCATTGAGTATTGAGGGGCGTTATCCTTTGTATCGGATGGCAGCATGAAGAAGGACTGCTCACCGGAGTGGGCGTTCGCTGCATCAGACATCAGGCCACGGACCATATCTGCTTCCGGGGAAGAAGGGTCCATCGCTGCCTTGTTCAGGATCTGAGAAGGGATCTTCAATTCGATCACACCGCCCATATCCTTTGTTGCACCAACCACTTCCAGGTTCTCAATCAGAATCTTTTCACGCCATGCACGGTAGCATCCCACCAACGGTGATACGCCAAGCGCTTGAGAAGAAGATCCGCCCGTGTTCATCAACATGACACGGTTGATTGGGATGATGACGTCACCCATGCGGGTGTTTAGGCCACCAACGCCAATTTCTGTCGCAGTGTAGTTCTGGAATGCGGACAGGGATTGCTTGATGCCTACAATAGCAGAACCATCAGCGTTGTACACAATCGGGTTAGTGCGGCTCAAAGAAGCCTGTGGTCGGAAGGCAAGGTTCTTTACCTTGTATTTACCGACATATTCCCCAACGGTCACCTGAGTGTAGACTTTCTCCACGAC